GTCTACGTAGGTGTTAACCTTCTTAATGAATGCCTGAATTTTGGCTGCTCTATCTGGCCAAAAGATATACGTCTTGTCTGGATCTTTTTGCAAGTTAATCAACAGAGGCATAATCATATTACGCAGTCCATCAAGTTTGTTTTGCATTTCAGTAGCAGTTTGTGCTGTTTGTACAACAACCTTGTTCTGCTCCTCAACTTGCTTCTTTAGCATTTCCTCATGAGCTTTTAGCTCGGCTTCGGAAACAAGGCTAAAACCAAAATCATCATCGGCTAGTTTCATGCGAAAAAGTCCTCAAGTGTGGATTTATTGTCGATATCCCAGTTAATCACTTCAGTGATCGAACGCAGTGGCTCCATGAAACTCTTATCGAACTGCAGTTCTCGGTCGATGTATTTATCGAGCTTGAACTCTTGCGGGAGAAAGTCAGCAGTGGCGATAACAGTGTCGTTGATCGGGTTAGGAACTTTGAGATAGGCAAACTTAATCTTGTCGCCGTCAGTGATAGGTGGGATGTTCTTCACTCTGTGCTTCTGTAGCATGTGATTGAATAGTAGTGCACCTTTGACTTGGATCGGTGTGCCTTTCTTGTAAATGTTGGAGCCATCGCGATACTTACCCATGCCCTTTACGCCACGAGGAAACGCGACATCTTCGAACGGCAGTTGACTAAACTCATCACGGAATTGCTGAATGAACTGATCAAGTGTAGCCTTATCCTTGTTCATAATAATTTCAAAAGACTCTTTCAGCTTCTCGCGACACGCATGCGGAGTTGATGAGCGAACAGCTTCGATGCCTTGGATCTTCAGCTTTGGCTTTTCAAACTGCACACCTTCAATGTTCCAAGCATTGAGGATATACATCTTCTTAGCTTTCCAAATGCCTTTGTTCGCGATAGTTTCGCGCTTCATTTGCATCTTCTGCTGATATGCATTCATCTTATCGGCGAGCTCTTGATAACACTGATCAAGATATGGCTGCACTTTTTGTTCGCAAAACTGATCAATCAACTTGACTGCTTCAATCTCATCACTACCCGAAGGAATCATACTCTCAAACGTAACATAGATTGAGTCAGTGTCAGATGCAATCACATAATCTTTATTCTTCGTCTTGAGCAGCTTGTTGAAGAATGCGTTGACTTTTTGCTCGATCCATCTAATAGAAAGCTGCCCCGAAGTTGTAATCGCCTCAGCATGGTTGAAGTTAAACCAGCGGAAGTACTGGTTTCCGAGCGCACCGTAAGCTGAGTTAAGCTGGATCTTTTTTGCCATCTGCATGTTGTGATAACGCGCAATGAGTTTCTCATCATCTTTGCTTTTCGTTTTCTCATACCGCTGTTTAGCTTCAAGCATTTTCTTTTTATAGACGACACGATCATTATACATCTTCTCCATCAATGCTGGTAAAAAACCTTGAAACTCTTTGGTATACATACAACCATTAGCAGCATAAGAAACATCTAGCTTGTTTGTTATTTCTTCACCATCAAGCAATTCATCAATTGACGGAAAACGATTCAGACGCCCACGAAATGTTTCTGGACTGATGTTATACTGCATAATGAGATGCGGATACAAACTGTTCAAGTCAAACGAAACAACCCATGGCGTAAGACCAATGCGTGGGTCTTTAACATAACCACCAACGAGCGAATCAGGATCTGGCTGCTTCTTGAACTGTGGAATGACGATACCTTGCTCGAGCAGATAGTTGTGAATGATAACATCCCATGGTCGCACAGTCGTCATCGTGTCGTTGTAATTGACCTTGGCATCATAGGCAATTGCCATCACCTGCTCAAGAAACTTCAACTTGTCATCGAGCTTATCAACAAGCACGCAGTCATAGATGTTATACTCGATGAACTTCTGATAATTGTTTTTGTACAACTCAAGCAGATTGCCATACTCGGAGTAATCTAGCTTCTTCTCACCAATCTCAATTTGCGCAATGTAATCTAGTTTGTATGATTCTTGATTGCCAAACGTAAACTTGCGGTACAGTTGATAGTAGTCAAGAACAGAAATGCCAACAGGAGTGTATGACTGGTTTTCTTTGCCACGGAACTCGACAATCTTTTCCTCAAGCAAGTTCCAAGGCGACAACTTCTTGCTGTCGAAACCAAGCGCATTGAGTCTGTTCACAAGATATGGAATGTCAAAGAACTCAATGTTCCAGCCAGTAACAATATCAATGTCGAGTGCTTGCCAACACTTCACAAACTGCGAGAGCAACTCTTGCTCAGTTTTGCACTTGACGTAGAATGTGTTAGGATCAGTTGTGGTGAACTCGCCACAGCCGAACACATAGTTACGGTTACGACTGCGCAAGGTGATCGCAGTGATCTCTTTGTCAGCTCGTTGAATGTCAGGGAAACCTTCGTCAGCGGCACACTCAATATCGAGTGTTACGATGCGCACAAGACTGGGATCGTAGTCAATGTCGCCTTTAAAGTTGTCAAAGATGTACGCATACTGAAAATGTGTCAGCCCGTAGATCTGCATATTCTCGACATCTTCGTAGCGTTTGATAAAATCTTTCGCTTCATAGATGCTCGGGAATATCTTCTGCTCTACAGGCTGACCATCAAGAGTGCGGAAAGTTCCACGTTTACTTGGTATAAAAAGATACGGGCTGTAATCAACAACTTCTTTCATGCGCAAGCCAGTGTCATACCCACGAAGATAAATGCGATTGCCTCTCAAATGTACGTGGGTGTAAAACTTGCTCATGAATCCTCCATAACAAACATCGTATAAGTATAGCTCAGTTGACAGAAAATGTCAACGGAATATTTCAAGTGCAGCGTGATAATGTTCTTCGCGATCCTTCAAACCAATGGTGCCGCCATTGATCTTTTTTGTAACTGTAAGAATATCGCCCTTGTCAGCCCACTGGTTCAACTCGCGCGAATCCCAAAACCAACCAGCTGACCAGCATGCGCCTTCTGGGTCAGCGCACCATTCAATAACTTCTTCAAGTGGCATCTCCATATCTTGTGCGAAGATAGTGTAGTTTGATCTACCAGTTAACTGGATAAGCCCGCGACCACGAAAGCGATAGCCGTCGCCAGACTCAGGAGGACCATTGCCCATTCTGCTGGCGTAGACAAGGTTTGCGATTTTCTCAGGTTGTCTAGCATATTCGTTTGGGTCCCTACCACGGAAATATTTTGGGAACACCTTTAACAAAGTTTCAGCACGATAGTTTAGATTTTCTTGCGTTGCTCTTAAACCACCAGACTCGTGACCGATTTGAGCAAGAAACATTGAAATACGATTTGGGTTGTTGATCTCATAAAAAGTCATAACCTCATTGAGAGGCTCGACAAACTTTTGTACTGTATCTTCGTTGGTGTCTTCGAAAAACTCATTTAACTGATCGAATGTAACTAGCATCATAGTCTCCTCATTAGGAATGCCAGTTATTTATTAGCGAAACGTTCCATGTAGCTTTTATTAACTTCATAGATAAGATTGTCGCGTGTTAAATTTAAGTATTCAAGTTCTTCATCTGTTAATTTGTTTAGTTCTTGGATAGTGGTGTAGTATCTTTTACTTTCTGTCATCCAATCAACGAAATTTTTATAGTAGTCGGTAAACATAATTGCCTCTTTAGTGAACGTGGAAATGGCTGGGCAAGCCCATCCTGCCCAGCCTCATCACGAATCAATTCAAGATTGCTTACTTGCCCTCAGTAAGCAGTTCTTTTTTTGCTCTCTTTGGGGTATCTGCGTCTGTAATATCGATCTTCTTTGGCTTCTTATCTTCTGGGATAATGTGCTCAAGCCAAATCTTGAGAACACCGTTGATCATCTCAGCATTGTTAACAACAACGTTGTCGGCGAGCGAGAAGGTGCGAGTGAACGCACGATCAGCGATTCCCTTGTGAAGATATTGAACATCAATGCCATCTTCGGTCAAAGTGTCAAGAGTGGTATTGCCCTTAATAACGAGCTTGTTATCTTCGAGGGTCAATTCAACGTCTTGCTTTCCGAAGCCAGCAACTGCCAGTTCGATAACATAAACATTATCGTCTGTTTTCTTGAGGTTGAATGGAGGATAAGCTGTCGCAGTCTTTTGGATGTGTTCAACAGTTTCATGAATCTTTTGAGCGAACTTATCTGCTCCGACGAAAAACTTGGAAAACTTGTCAAGTTCAGCGAATGAATGATCGAACTTGTATGTTGGCCAGTTAGTCATGTCTTTTCTCCTATTAAGCGAGTTAGATTAAAGAGTGGACCCATTAGGCATCCACACATTATATATATCGCGGCGCAATATATTCAAGGGTCTTAGTGGAATTTTTTTTCCATCTTTTCTTTTGTTGTGACGTAAAGACTCATTTCGTCTTCGTCAAAAAAGAACATCGGAGTGAGATCAGCTTCGCGGAACTTGTTCGCGCTTATGAGCAATCTATCAAATGTGTTGTCAGGATTGAACTCGCGCTCGATACGCGCAGCCTGTCTCACATATTCTTCTGGGACATATTTCATATTGTCCAGGGTAACTTCTTTCATTCGAGTCTCCATTCAGGATACTCCTATATTTAGTCCCAGAGACTTTGGTAATACTTACCGAACAAACGGAAGGCATTGGTCAAACGATCCTGCACCTTTCGGCGACCTTCGATATCGACTTCGCCCAAATTTTCTAGCGACCATTCGCCTTCGGGTGGCGTGTAGAATTGGGCTTCCCAATCAGTAGTGTATGTTCCGAATGCCCAGATCATTTCGTCGAGCACCCAATCCCAGCGTTCATGAACGAACTCATCGCTACCGTAATCGTCGATAGGTCCAATACCGATATGTGGAGCATCTTCGGCATCTACACAAGCAGAGCCCTGTTTAGTTGCTTTTAATTGTACCAACATCGGATGGATAATAAGCGCAAGGGTATGATCCATATTCCACGTATCGTGCGGATCGATACGGATTTCTACCTTGCGCTCTTTGTCAGCATCCCTCGGATACTTCCCCAATATCGCTTTCATTTGGTATTTCCTTGTCCATCGTTTTCAATGCTTCTCTAAGAGCAGCAATTATACCTACTTTTGCCATGGAAATCAACTCTTCATCTGTCATTTCGATTTCACAATTGGCGCTGCCATCTTCGTTCATAGTCAAAACTTTCAGTTCCATTTGCATCTCCTATAAATAACACGTTAGAGGTGGGAGTGTTCCATGTTCGGTCGTATTCAATTCATTGTCATCGGTGCTGTTATTCTATTCAGCGTCCTATCAGGTATCTATTATAGCTGGCGAAAGGGTATCGAGCGCGAGGCTCTACTCGAGTATAACCAGAAGCAATTAGAACAGCACCAAAAGGACCAGGAAGAATTCCGTCG